TCCCAGACAAAATCATATCTCAGTACCAAGACCAAGTTAATTGGGACGAGTCTCTTGAAGCAGCAAAAGAGAAGGGCGAAGGTTAGGGACGAAAAGAAACTCCGATCCCCTCACAATTCATAGTGCAGCACTAACCTAACCAGAACGCTACGGCCTTCAAGGAAACACTATGAACCCACAAGACCAAGACCTCATCGCACAAGCAGCAGCTCAACAACTTGGAGTAGCACCTCCAGCAGCGATGGCTCCACAAGCACCTCCAGCATCAATCGCTCCACAAGAAATGCAGCCTACTCCCCAAGAAATGAGTAGCCAAGGCGTGTCTCCCTCTACGGAAGGCGATAAGCAAGGTGCAGATGCGGCACAAATCATGCGAATTAAATTTGGTGATGAAGACCGAGAGTTATCTGAGATGCAAGTCAAAGGTACATTTGATCGTTACTCCGCACTAAACTTTAAGCACCAGAACCTAAAGCCTGTTGTTGATCTGGCTGAAAAGATGCTCGAAGCAGCACAACAGAAAAACCCCAACGCATCAGCCAAAGACCTTGCGAAGTTTATGACTGCCGCAGCCAAGTCTCAGACCCACAACCCTCAGATGGGTAAAGGTTCACAGAACCCAGAAGATGCAGCCAGAGCGCAGATCGCTTCTGATGGCAATGTCGATGACATGATGAAGCAATGGGAAGATGACAACGCAGTCTCTCTTCCTCCTCGCTTCCGTGAAACCATGGATGGCATGGCAGAGATGAAAGCTCAGAACGCAGAGCTTCGTGACATGCTTCAGCAAGTCATCCAAGGTCAGCAGGGTGTTACCGAGTCTACCAATAAGCAGCTAGAACAAAGTGATAGCCGTGAAGGTAATGTCATGCAGCAGCGCATTGGCAACAACTTAGCTCAAGCTCAATCAGCCCTTGGATTGCCAGATGAAGCCGAGCAAGAGTTCATGCAGTTTGCGTACTCTCGTGGCTACACTGTTGAGGACTTTATCGATCCAGAATTAACCATGATGGTCGCTAAAGACTTCAAGCAAAACCAAGATGCTCCAGAGCTTGATCGACTACGAGGAATCACGGAGAAAGCGTCAAGCCTTCACAGGCAATGCTTCTGGTGCTCCAGCAGTCTCCAGTCAATCAATGGCATCCAGTCCAGATCAAACCTTCATCGATGCAGCTATAAACAAAGCAGTGGCAAGTCGAGGTCGTTACTAGAAGAAGGACGATAGGCTACCGCAAGAGCGGTAGTCTTGACCTATCGCAAGACAAGTCCGTTACCTAGTGCGCCAAGGCCCACACCAAAAAGACCGACAATGTTCAGCGGTAAACAGCCACCAGCAGTTGAATTTCCTGCATAGGCAACAAATCTTTTAATCCTTATACAACCAGCCAACTTGGAGAATTATCTCATGGCAATTTTAGGTTTACGGGGTACGGGTACGTTTACTACTGACTTCCGTCCCACAAATTATAGATCTCTTTATACTCTTCTTGAGCCAAACGGGGCTGCCCCCCTACAAGCCTTGCTAGCCATGACTTCTGGCGAAGCCACGGACGATCCACAGTTTAATCACTTCCGTGATGAGCTACCTGATCGTGTGCTTAACTTGCACGCTGCAATCAACAACAGTGCTACTTCAATCACAGTAACCAACCATGCGGATGTACCTTTCATCACTGCTGGCACTATCCTGCACTCTACATCTACTGGAGAGAACATGCTGGTAACTGCTAATACTGCTGGCGGTTCTGCTGCTACGTTAACAGTAGTTCGTGGCATTGGTTCTACTGCGACTGCAACTTTGATCAACAAAGAAATTGTGATCGTTGGTTCAGCACAAGCGGAAGGTAGTGGTAGTCCTGATGCGGTCAGTTTTGACCCAACAGTTCAGCACAACTTAACCCAAATCTTTAAGACCCCAGTGAACATCACTCGTACTCTAAAGAACACCAATCTACGGACTGGTGACAAAGAGCAAGAGCAGTTGACCAAGGCATTGAAGATGCACATGGGTGACATTGAACGCGCAATGTTCTTTGGCAAGAAGCACACTATTAATGGTTCAACCTCAACGCCAACTCGTTTCACGGGTGGTTTGTTTGAGACAATCACTAACGTCACTGACGCAGCATCTAATGCTACTGCGAACCGCATCACCGAAAAAGAATTTGACCGCTTATTGGTTGAAGACATTTTCGCATACGGCTCGACTGAGAAGATTGCCTTCTGTGGTGCTGGTGTGGCTTCTAATATGCAAGAGATTGCTAAGAACCGCTGGCAACCAACTCAGGTTGATGGTTCGTATGGTGTGAACATGTCTCGTTACAGCACATTCGCTGGTGACTTGAACGTGATCTTGCACCCAATGTTCCGTCAAATCCCAAGCCTCAAGAACTCAATGGTGGTTCTGGACTTGCCTAACGTGAAGTATCGCTACCTTGCCAACTCTGACACTCAGTTAGAGCGTGACATCCAAAATAGGGACACTGACGGAAGCAAGCACCAGTATCTTACTGAGTGCGGCTTAGAGTTGACGCAATCTAAAGTGCATCACGTTGTTAAGAACTGGTTAACTGTCTCATAGGACGACCTAACCTAGTTTAAAGACAACAATAAAAGCCGAGGCAACCCCTCGGTTTTTTTATATCAGGAGATAACAATGTCAGAAAAGAAAACCCCCAGTAAGACAGAGACAGGGACTGTCAATTACGTCAACCCTCGTCAAGAGGATGCACCATTCTCTCTAAAGGTAGGTGACTCAATCGTCAAGCCAGTCGTACTATCCGATGAATCCTATATCTGGCCCATACCCAAAGAGATATTAAGCCAAGCACTTCGTCATTCCTTCATTACTACTGGCAGACTGATCGCTGAGAAATAATTATGGCATCGATGAACCCCCAAATCCGCGACCTGAACTCCCCATTGGAAGAGCTAATTATGCAAGCCCTTCGTAGGCATGGGGAGTTCACTCCATCAACTGTTGATGGTGATGTTTCTTTGATGATGATGGAGTTTGCAAACGAGGTACTTGAGGAGATCAATAGCCATCCTTACTTTACTGGCACTGCACTTGAACCTTATGTGTCTATCCAAGAAGCCAGAGAAGTTCCAGATAACATTATTGTATTAGGAATGCTATTTCATTACGCAGTCCAGCAACACTCATCTAAATCTCAGATGGCTGGAGAGAAGTATTTCCGCACCATGAATCAGAAGTTATACATCATGAAGCATGGAACATTGAAGCCATATTTTGATCAGAGTTTCCGATAATGTCTAGCACTCTCGCACCATCTGGCGTTAACTTAAAAACGCACTCCTATCATAACTTTCAAGGCGTGGATTCAAGCCGAGATAAGTCATCATTGGACACAGGCGATGAGCAACATTTAGTTGATTGCATTAATGCCTCTTGTGATTGGAGAGGCACAATCATCCGAGACAATGGAGCAACCCTACGAAAGACGACTGTCGGGACTATCCGTCATCTGGCTTTTTACGGAAGTGACTTAGCAGTGTGGGCCGAATCCCAAGACTCAGGTACAGCTTTGATTGCAGATAATGGTGCAGACCTAATCGACATCTATGATGTGGATGCAGTTGTCACCTCCACAGTATTTGGTGGCAAGACTGTATTTTCCTCAAGAGGGAAACCACTCGAATATTTTGATGGCACAATATTTAAACAATCCTCATCCAAGAATATTCAAGACCCAGCCTATATCACCACACTCCAGAACAGGCTGGTCATTGCTGGAGGGCAAGGCTCTTCAACTAAACTAAAGGTCAGTCGTGTGGATGACTCAGAAATATTCCCAGAAGATGAGGAGCCAGATGCGGAGCAGGTCACTAAGGCTATCTTCTTTGACATCGGAAACGTAATCGGAAACCAAGGTTCCATAAAAGGTCTTGGCACATTCGAGAACTCTCGCCTTGTTATCTTTACAGAAGACAAAGGCGTGGTGTATGAAATCTCCACAGACAATACCAAGATCGCCATTGATGACAGCATCATCATTAACGCTGGAACTATAT